AACTCTAAAGCTAATTCTTTTAACTGCGCTATCGTTAGCAACTTCAAATACTCTTCCGTTAGCACAAAAACTTCTTTAAGCTTCAACCCCACTCTAGTGCTTATGATATCAAGCTCTTCTTCATCAAGACTTATCACATGATCTTTTGCTACCGCACACATAAAATTATCGAGCTCTCCTGCGTCTGATTCAATTATTTTCTGCATAAACACTTCGTCGTCATCATCATCTTCAAGACCTAGAGCTTTATACTCCTCGGATTCTTCATCAATGCTGTGATTGTTGTCTATAAGTTTATGCGCGACTATCGAATCAGCGATTACTCCTGGCTTCAACACTTTCTGGATCTCCTGCTGCAATAACTTAGTCTTGTAATCTCTCAGTTTACTGTTAGTTCTTTCCTGACTTCCCATTTCAAGAACTGTTTCTTTAGTTTTTTTAACCTTTTGCACTAACCTAAAAATTTTCTTCTCAGGGAAGTCACTGTATTCTCCTTGATAAAACACTACAGCTAATTCTTCAAGCTTCTTCTCAAGTTCACTGACTGCTTTCTTATACTCCACTTCATCATAAGTATGGACTTCATTTGCTTGAGGAAAGTTTTTTAGTTTCTCCTGGTCCAGGACATTTATTCCTTTCTTAATCAAGGCTGCAGTCTGCTTCTCAGTCCAGTCCTTTATTTTCTTCACATAACATCCTGCATTGAGACACTCACCTTTTAGAATATCCCCGATTTCTGTCAGTAACGATTGTTCTCCGCCGTTGTGCTTGCATTCTTTACAATCTTTCTTGTTAAATGGCGCTCTGCTCAAATCCTTATTACTAATATCAGCATTACAAAAAACGTCATCCATGTCCTGAACTCTAACATTGTCTTCCACGATTTCAAGCATGACCGCACTCTGCTTTTTCTTGTCTGGAATTCTTGACAGCACCGTTGCATGCCCCAACTCTATCTTCTTTTTAATAAGAGCTTGCTTCACTTCAGAACTCGCATCCATTAAATTAATCCTTCTTTGAATGTAATCTGGCTTTCGTCCTATCTTCTTAGCCAAAACTTCCACATCAGTTCCTGCAGCATCTAAATATTTCTTAAAACTCGCGCCTTCTTCTACCGGGTTCAAGTCTTTTCGTTGTAAATTCTCTACTAACTGGATTTCTGCTTCCTGATGTTCATCTGCTTCTATAATTCTTACAGGCACTTCTTCCAACTTTAAAGAAACAGCTGATTTAAGCCTTCGCTCTCCGGCTATTAACACTCCTTTCTTTGTGACCAGTAACGGTTCCAATATCCCGTGTTCTTTAATACTAGCTTTCAATTCTTCTAGGTTCCCGAAATCTTTCCTTCCGTTCGCCTGCACTTTAATACTGTTTGTTTTCATTCTATCCATATTATTCACCTTATTTATTAATTAAAATTGCCTGGCAGCAACCTACCTGTTCCTTTGCCAATCACCACCAGGCCAACTCGTCTTCGGAATTCGGTTAAAAATTAAGGTCCCTAATCCTTGCTTTCAGGATCTCTTTCTTTAATCCTAACTGGTGCACTGCATCAGAAGCTTGCATAATATCATGACCGAACTCTTTAGCCCAATCATCTATTATTTGTTCAATTGCTCTGTGCTGTCCTACAGTAATTTCTTTTTCAGGTTCCTGTTCTGTCTTCTCTTCACACATCTTATAACGTCACCTCGCTTAACGTATAAACATTCTCTTCTTTCACCACAACGAGAGCATCCTTTTGGGTACTTTCTTTTCATTGTGCTTTTGCTTTTCTGCACTTCACACACGTTGGGCTGCTAGGATCTTTACTGTACTCTATTTCTTTCTCGCTCAGTCTATTATTGCATCCATCGTTGTTGCACACAGTTCCTGTTTTCTTCACCGGAGTTGATACAGGTTGCACTGGAGGTGCTATTGCCCCTCCTGGTATTGCAGATACCTGTGCTACCGGTGTTATCTTTGGCGGTGTTGGTGCTGGATCCGGCATCGCAGGAGACAATCCTGTTTCCACCCACCTGACCATTTCATCCATAATAAGATACATGTTTGTTCCGTCTATTTTATCTCCACACACCATTCTCGCAGCGCACTTCAACGCGCACTGTCTAACTATCGCTTTTCCTCGTTCATCCATTTTATTTTTCCTCCATTATCGGCTTCCTAGCCTTGCAATACATTCAGCACTTCTGAAAATCCTTTTAAGATAATCCAAATAAATACTGTTGACCTTGTTCTGTTGCTCTAACTTATCATGATCACTCTGAGCTTTTTTGTACCCTTCATGAGCCTTCAATCGCTTAGATATCTCAGCTTTTCTTTTCAAATCACTAGTGATCTCTTTATCCTTTGTCACATCTTCAGCTGTACTGTTCTGTAAAACTTTAAGCTTCACCAATAATTCTTCCTGTCGCTCACTGCATTTCATCATATCAACTTCACGCTCTAGAATAAGTTTTGGCATGACCTTCAATCTCGATTGAGGTGTCATATCCTCATACTCATCAACTATTCCTTTTTCCATTATATCACCTGTTTAATTATTCAAAAGATTACAGCCTTTTAAACTTTATCTATGGCATTCCCTGTTTCTGGCGCAATTCCTCAATATTCTTAGCCATTTTTTGTATGTTGTCGTCAAGTTTGTTTCTTTTCTTCTGCATGTACAACAAGTCCTGATGTAATAACTTCTCTTCTAACTCCAGTTTTTGACCTGGATTATTAACTCCTCTGAACTGATTAATACATCTGTTCGTGAATTCACTAATATTTTTGATTGCTCTCTTTCTTTTATCTAAAAAACCCATTGTTTGCAAATAAATAACATTCGTATCTGTCAAGTTAATACTTACTACATTGCTTTTTTTTTTCATGAAATCACCTGTTTTTTGTTTAAAAAAAAGTTCATAACTCGCTTTCATAACTTTTTTTAATTCGGGGTGCTAAGCTGTTGTGCTTATCAATATCACCCTTTAAGACCTTATAAAAAATAGTCTATAATCTAGTTAATCAATAAGTTTAAATACCTAACAGAAAACTTGAGTTCTGTGAGGTTGCAAAGCACTCCGAAATGCTTAACCTTCTTTTTTCTTTTTTTTTATTATGAACCCTGATTATGAACTTTTATTTGGTTCACCAATACTGATTTTTAATAAATATTTAAACATTTGTTACAACTACTTAGTTACTCATAGCCTCTTTTTGATATGTCTCGAACCCGAAAAATATCTCTTGAGTTGGCAATCTTAAATATTTGAAGCCTACAATCTTCACTACAAGTAACTTCTCCGCATTTAGTACCACAAAACCTGCAGTAACCTTTAGGAACACTACGATCTAACCATCGTTGCATAAGTATACCGATTCGTTGATCTATCTTCGCATTAATACCGTTTTCTGTAACTTCACTCTGAAGCACTTCTTCAGCGCTTAATGGCTTATAATTTGTATCTCCCATTTAGTTCACCTGGTGCACTTGATCAGGAACTCTCTTATTAAACAATGCAACAGCCACACTGGTAAGATCTAAACCTTGCATTAATTCATTAGAGATATAAGCTGCATCTTCAAAACATGTCATCATTTCCTGGACGTCTAATTTTTCTTCTGACTTTTTTAGGCACTTAGGACTTAAAACCAACTCAATTTTATCGTTTTCCATTTTCGTTTTCCTCCGTTATTTCTTTAACACTAATATTTCCAGTCTGAAACTTACCTTCGCGCACGTTCTTTCTCCAAGCATCCTTCAAGCTTTCAATTTTCTGTTCAGTCCCTTCAATAAAAACAGAGACTTTTGCAGTTACCTTATATCTCATCATTCATCACCTGGTTCTAAAATTATTTGTTTAGGAAACGTCACTGTTACTTTATCTTTAATAATAACAAAATCAAGCGGTGTAGTTTTTGCCATTGTCTCAAACGCTTTATTATCAACTTTCAAAAACAAGTCTTTCTCTTTACACCAACCAAGCGCGCTGTCTGTATCATACAATAATTCTTTACCTACTCGAATACCTACACCGCCAAGCCTTTTCTTAACACCATCCTTAGCATAACCAGTTAATGCATTCTCCCACAATATTTCCTTACAATCAACAATACTTTCTCTAGTTTTCGCTTGGTGTAAGAACAGTTCTTTGTGTTCTTCTTCAAAAGCAGCTTTCAAAACACTTAGTTCATTATTAATAGCTTCTAATTCAGCCATGCCTTTTCGTAATTCATCTAATTTTTCTTTATTCATCTTGTTTTTCCTCACCTGTATTAAATAATTTTTTCAAGACCCTATCACAAGACTCTTCACTTCCAATCAAGTCTTCACGATCTTCTTGTTGTAAATCGTATAAATCATCTTCACTGATCATGTATTAACCCCGCTTTCTTTTGATATTCCATAAACTACAGAACCATAACGATCTCCCCATACGTCTGACCGAGCAATTGTTCTATTAACATATTTTTTTAATCTTGATTTAACTATTGCAAAACTTCTTCTGCCAGGCCAATAATCAACACAGTCCTGGATAGCACTTTTTGCAGACTTTAATTTTTTACATCTCACTAGTGTTTGACCACATCTAGGTTGCTGACTCCATGTGCTTAATTCAACAGCGAAGAAATATTCATTAGATTCGAGTTTAGTGTTCATCGTGCATCCCTCATGATTTTAAGTTGCTCTTTTCCTTCACCAGATAATAGACCGAGCCTATCTAGTCCTTCGAAGCATTCCTTCTCAGTTAAGATGCGTTTAGAATTATCTCTGTTCTTGATGTATTCTCTTAGAAGTTGTTGTGCTTGTTGTTGTGTTGTGTTTCCCGTGACTGGGTGTGTTTTTTCCATGTGTACCGACCTCCTCGGCTTTAGTAGCGTTTATACGCCCTGTACCCTAAGATGTGGGTTAGTATATATAAGTCTTTCTAAGAAAAAGGGTAAGGGCTTCACAGCCCCCGTACCCCTCGTGTGCCTTCAAAGTTTGTTGGGGGTGGTTAATTGAAGGCCAGAAAACTCGCTGAAAATCACTTCTGAGCCGTTCTAACGCCATACAAGCCAAGCCCTGCTCCAACCCCAATTATTGTGTTAAGAGCCATTCCCCAGTCCATCTGACCAGTCAAAGCCGCTCCTAACGAACCTAACACGGTTCCGCCTGCTATAAGGACTGCTCCCCAACAAGCTTTCGATTTAAACCATTCTTTTTTCATATTAACTACCTCCATTTAATGATTGTATCTGATTGATTAGGCCAACAATATAATTCATTGAATGACCACCATATATCATAATAATTATGCTCTAACTCCTGATGTGGTCTTGTCTTAAAATTACTTAGACTCTGCAACGCATAATAGCACCAGTCAAGCACATACCAATTAAGATCATTAGCTAAATAAATCACGTAAGCATGACCGCCTTTGGCTTTCTTAACAGGATCTAAAACCCACCCAGCACATATTTTTCTTCGGAACGCAGGGATCCCTGCAGCTTCCATTAACTTCAGAAGAAGGATCGCGCCGTCTTCACAATCACCACAACCACTTTCCCACGTATGACTTGCTGTTTGCCAGAACTCAGGCTTGCCATGTTTAGCAATATCACGCTTGTAATATATTTTGCCAATCACAGTTCTTAAACATTCTTTAGCTATCACATCCGGACTTCCCAAACCACTAATAGAACTACCAAGCATTTCAATGTCAGAATTAGAATCCTTAAGCAAAGTTCTAACATCAACAGGATCTTCTCCTGTAATAACATTATACTTTACAACTCCTCGTTCCCACTTCCTATCAAAATAAACCGCGAACACTCCTGGCCACTTATCAATTAAAGCATTAAAATTCATTGATCGAACCTCACCGTAGTAATAAAAATTATTTCGTCAGTACTTGTTTTACTAATTCCAGTGAACGTATCATGATTCAAAAGCTGAGGAGTTGCATCATCGTTTTCAATTCCGAACTCAGTAATTAAATTACCATTCGCACCAGTAGTATCAACTTTACAATTGTAACTGACTTCTTGCGTTACTTCATTAACAGTAGGATACCCTGACTCAAATGACTTATAATAATCTGTAACCTCACTTAAAATAATGTTATCGAACACGAAGTCTCCCGCGCTCAAAGTATCAGCAATGTCATCTGTGCTTATAGAAACGTACACGTAATCACAAGTAGAAAGCGTCACGCTTCCAACTTCAGTTCCTGTTGTTGTATTAAAATTTAGAAAGTTCCAACTTGCTGCAGTCACTGAAGTCTTATCTATTGTATACGAATAATAATTATTGCTATCGTTTCCGAACCTGAGTTCTATTGGAGTTGTTGCCATGTTATCATAACAATCTTGGCTAACATAAATCATGATCCATAAGTCTTTACTAGTGAAGTTTAACGGACTCAAAATTTGTTTCGTTCCGTACGCAAGCACACTTGAAACATCATCTTTAACTATGTTCAACGCTCCGCTTCCTACTCTGTACTTTGAACTATTAAGTGTGATACTGTTAGTTAAGTTAGACGACCATCCTGTTATTGCTTCGCAATCATCTACTGTTTCCATTCCTTCTAACGGAACTTCTGTTTCTAGTGCTGTGTCTGTGACGGCTGCATCTGTGCTTCCAATACCAACTCTGAATCGTACTGGTTCTTCATAATCAGGTATTGCTTTTGCGAACCTGTTCATGATTGTTGCTACTCCATTGTTTGTGACGACCATCTTCTCCTCCTTAAGCCTCGCTAATCTTCAGTTCTGTGATATGAGCTCTTCTGCTGAGCACTGCATACCACCTGACTTCTGTGCCTGTTGTACTAAAATTATGTTCTTTTCTTGTTGCGCCAACCACAGTGACTTCTTCCCAATCATCTTCTGATGGGTTCGGTACTGCAGTAATATAAAACTTAATAGTTCCTGTGAAAGTAATTGTAACATACACACTACTGATTGTGCTTCCTGTCTTGATTACTATTTTACTCTTTTGGTACTTTGGAACACTGCTGAATCCTCTAGGCATTTTAAGTCCATCCTTTTGTCCAATTCCATATAAAATCCCAGGTCGTGTTTACGGCATAGTAGTCCATTGTTATGTTCAGGAACAGTCCAGTATTCGTAACTCTTTCTATTGTGATGTTTGAAGTGTTAGTCATGTTAATTCCGCCAATGAACAATGAGTATTTTGTGTCTGTGCTGTTAAGATACGCGCTTAAATTATACGGGCATCTACCTACACAAGTTGCGTTATAAGTGCATTGAGTTGTATTTGTTATTAACACGTTTGAGTCGGTATAACTGTTCGTGCTTAAATTCCATTTACTTAGATTAACATCAAACTCCAAATTATTTTCTGAAATGTTTGTGCAAGTATTCACTTGGAGCTCGTTCTCAAAAACCGTACTGTTCAATGTTTCATTACTAAAAACATAAATAGAATAATTTATTGAATCTCCGTCCGCATCTGTACTTCCCGAACATTCTGAATAAAACGCAGTAGTATTCAAAGGACTTGGTAACGTGATTGGCTTGTCAGAATAAAACGCTGTGATGTTCGTAGGTGTTGTTGGAATACTATTAAGTATTGTTTCGTCATCGCTACCAGTGCTTGATTCAAACGCGTTATATACTACTGCAGTGCAATTCCAGTTTTGATGTTTTGCAGTGAAATTATTAGTTAGAAGACTAGTGTTTCCTGTGGAATTTATGCCGACCGCATTATCTGTGTAAATCAAAGTTCCGTTACGTTTCCAAGTAAAGTTCGCGTAACTAGTATTTACTAGATTAGTCACGTCTACTGTGCATGTTAAGTTGTTTGTTGTGTATGCAGAACTTGGAGTTAATGTTATACTGTTAAATGCAAAACTTGCGTATCCTAAAATTAAAGCGTAGTTTGAATTTTCTGTTTTTCCACCAGTGAGTTCTGTGGATTTTAAATAAACAGTGCCATTAATATTGCTACGGTTCCACGTATAACTGCACATTATTTGTGAGCATTGAGAATTATTGAATCGTGTTATGAACGTGTCCCTGGTTCCCATGCTTCTCCCGTAAGATATATTAAAGTCTGGTCCTTGATTGTAAGTGAACCAAGTTAGAATTACAGTTTCAGTTCCTGAAGCTAATGTGTACGCGTAACTAGGAAACATCAAAGCAGGAGATATAGCTGTATCAGTATTTTGAAAACTAATATTATCTCCAGTTCCAATAAAACTACTCATGCTTATGTTTCTGAATATGCTAGGAATGTCCTGTGTACTGGAACTTATTTGTACCCCATAACTATCTCCCCAGTATCCGTCTTCTAATTCTACAGCTCCGTTACAACGACCATCTCCTTGATTACCTTTTATAGAGATTATATTAATATTATTAATTAAAGCTAAGTTTTCAGTAGAACCATAAAATAATCCTATCGCGTCTCCTCCAGTACTATTTCTACCAACTGCAGCACAACTTTCACAAACACTTCCACCAATACTTCCTTCAACACCACTTACAATTAAATTTTCTACTACACTCTCAAAAATGTAAATTCCATAAGAGTTTTCACCGTCATCACCATCATCATATCCAGAACACCCACAAGCTCCTCCTCCTCCTGCACCACCATCTAAATCTGTAAGATTAAAAAATAATGCTGAAGAATAATTACCAAGTTTTACACCGTAAACTCCTCCTCCTGCACCACCGCCTTTACTATCAACTGAACATGCACCGCCTCCTCCTGCACCGCCATTAAGATCCTCAACAGAAAAGTTTTTAACAGTACTATCTTTGCTAAGATCTATACCGATCACTTTTCCTCCAGTTGATCCTCTACTTTCACTACCTACGCCTCCAGTTCCGCCTGTAAGATTATACACGGTTATGTTCTGAAGTAAGTGTCCTGTAGTATCAGTTCCGAATAAAAGTCCTGTTACGTTCTGACCTCGAATCTGAGTACCCCCTGTGTCTCCTAGAACATTCTTGAAATTAGAATTTAATATAAGCGTATTGCTTTCTGTTGACTGAACCAAGTATCTTGTTAAAATTGCGTCAGCACTACAACCTGTTGTCACATTCAAATTCTTTATTGTAACATCAGAGACGCTAATATTAATACAACCAATCAACGTGGTGTTCCCTAGCCCATTGATAGTGACTGCACTAGTGTTTATACTCCAGTCAGCTGTGTAAGTTGAATTAAAAAGGTTTATTGTTGTTCCTGCACTAGCATTATTCAAGTAATCCTGAACTGTTTCGTTTGTTAAGTTTATTGTTATGTTTCCATAACTCGCGCCTAAACTTCCACGAATTTCAATTGTTCCTAAGTTTAATTTGCAACCTGCTAACACTACCAAAAAGAATAACAACATAATAATTGCTATTTTACGGATTATAAAAACTGCTGTTTTCGTCTCCATCATAAGCTAAACACCTTACATCACTTGATTTATTTATTAAGTCACTAACATTCCAGTAAACACTTCCTTGGACTTCATGAGTTCCTAATGACTGCCACGAAAATACGTGTATATAAAAAGTACTGAGTATTTCTGATCCTGTCTGTCCTGTTGCGTTGACTCCACAACTTGCCTGGCCAAAAAAATTAGTAAACGGTTGCAATTGTAATAATCCACTAGTCACAGTACAATTAACTTCACTAGTATTTTCTTCAGTGACTTCATAAGATACACTCCCCAACACCCCATCAGTATATTCAGATAAAGTCAAGTTAGTATCCTCACTTATTGTTTGATCAGATATGCTGAAAGTCAAGTTCTCTATAAAAAAAGTTCTTACAGTTTCTGTCTGAACATTACCAGCCAAGTCAGAACAAGCCACAGTCCAGTTATATTCTGCTATTGTCGAGTATTCTTTAGAAAAATTATTACTTGTTTGCGTGATGCTACTGTTCGTATCTTGCAACGTTCCATTTTCGTACCAGGAACAATTCGCCAGATTAATATCTGTTACATTATACTGGAATGTTATGTTAGTAAAATTAAAATAAGTATTATCTGCAGGGCTGCTAAGATTAATATCAGGTGCTGTTGTGTCTATCGTAAACGTCCGGTTCTCACTAGTACTCACATTGTTTTCAACTGTACACGAAGTCCACCAATAATAAACATTATCGTTCTGACTACTATTTGTAGTGATTGTTGTGCTTGTCGCATTATTTACACTCTCATTAATTCCCACGCCTGAGCCATTCAAAAAGTTCTCACAACTAACAAGAACAGTCCCGTTGACAGTAATGTTAAAACTTAAGTCAGGAGTACTATCATTCGTGTACGATTGGTTTGCAGGACTTTCAGAATTAACAATTACATCATAAGTAATATTTCCTAGTTCAACACTCCAGTACCCAGGAACATGATTGCCTTCATTAAATAATCCTAAAGCTTCGGTCGCGCTTAAACTAGCATTCAAAAATCTTGCGTCAGCAATCAATCCCTGCCAGTTCTGAATAGTAATACCAGCTCGACTAGCTATCACAGCTGCGTTAGCATAACTTATTGCACCGCTCCAACTACCACTATTAGTAGTTCTCGTAACCACACTGCCGTTAATGTAAAGAATAGCATTTGCCGCTCCATCGTAATCAAGTGCAACATGATACCAATTGCCTGGGACTATAACGTAATCCCATGCTGCAAAGTAATCACCAGCAGAATTAGCCTCAAACTGAAAACGTTTTGTTATACTTGGAACTTCTTTATTTCTGTAAGAAAAATAATAACCATCATAATTGGGAGTTGCTTTACCGTTACTGAAAACGTGTCTGTCCGTAGTATCAACAGGATAATTAGCAGCGGTTTTGACCCAGCCAGAAAAACTAAAATCATTTCCAGGTTGAAATTGCAAAGCATTGTTGGAAACAGTCAAGTAATCGTCGTTACCATCAAAATAATAACATCCAAGACTGTTCTGTCCGTTGCCATGATAACACTCGTCTTGCTTGAATACAGCATTGGTAACTGTTAAATCATTTCCATTACCACTTCCGTCTCTTAATTGAGTGCTTCCATACCCAGGATGAAAAAGATATAACGCTTCAACATCAATATTAACTACTTCATTCGTACTATCAGTATTAGTTCCATTACTACTTAACTGGATATTACTTGATAAATTAACAGTTTGATTCCATGACGGAACGTGAATGTAAATAGCATCCCATAATTTGCTGTCGTTGCTTCCTGTCTGATTAAGAATCCAACTCGCACCACTAATATTAACTAATGGGGTGAACTCGACAGTGGTATTTGTTACGTTGTCATAAAGTTCAAAATCGTAAACCGGAGAAGTAACACGTAATGCTTCTGCCAAAAAATCAATTACACAAGAAGCATTTCCTGCCATCGTACTATCACAAGTAATGTTTCCAGAAGCATAAGTACTGCTACAATTACATCCTTTCAACCATAATATTTGTTCAGTATTATTAGTCACACCAGTCACATTTGGAGTAGCAATATAATCCCAATCAGATTTTTTCCATGTAGGATCAACTTCTCCTTTGAACAAACAAGTACCTTCGTAAATTGAACTGTCGTCTAAACATAAACTAATATTCCACTTACCTTCAGAAATTGTAGTATCGTACTTTACTTTTGTTTTATAACAACTATCAGGCTCCACAGGGAAACCGTGTTTGTTGCTGAACTTTTTATCCTTCTTCTTTACATCGACTTCAACCCATTTATTCTCATAACAAGTAGTACTTCCTTTTTCTTCCCAAAGATAATAAACACAATCATTATTTTTCGTACTATTACACTGCATAAACCAATCAACAACATTGGACTGGTTAGTTTCATTCCAATGGTAACAAGTCATTAAATCATCACTAACATTATACTCATAATCACACCCTAATTTTTTCTTAACCCATTTATGATCAGAACAAGAATAACTGACGTTCTGTTCAACATAAATATTTTGATTGCCTAAATTAATATCAAAATCAAATAAATCATACGCATACAAAACATCAGTGTGTTTGTTGCATAATTCTATAACATGTTCGTAACTTCCTCGGCCAATAGCGTTTTCATGACTCACTGTTAAGCTGCCGAAACTCCAGTTCCCACTAATTTTTTTATCATACCTTGGATAAACAGGTAAGAACACAGGATCTAAATTACTGAAACTCCATTTAATCTCATCACTTGGAGCATGTTTCTCAACCACCAAACTCATATTATAAAATTGTCCTTTGTTTAGCTTAAGAGCATACTTGACTTTAGCACTCCACGGTTTAGAAAGATTAATAGTTCTCCAGCCATTGCCCCAACTACGTCTGAGTTTATAACTCTTGTAATTCCCATCTAACAATATAGGATCATCACGTCCCCACGGATCGTACCCTGTAGGATAAATATAAATGTCATCTAACGCAGTAAAAGTAAATTCGGCAATACAAGGATCTTCAAGTGTGCCAGCACAAGCAATATCAGGAGTGTAACTATGAACATCAATCAAGCCGTTAGCAGAAAGATAAAAGAATAGGGTAATAACTGTTCCTAACGACACGCCTACTCCCGCACACCATTTGGCTACAGTTTGAAAATAAATTCTTCTACTCATAACTCAACACTCCTTTCGCTCCAGTTCCACCAGTATTATCCCAATCAGCAGTCCCTGAATCTTTAAAATCATTATTCCTGAAATCTTCAACGTACTCACCAGTACTATAAACAATTCTCAAAGTATTACCGCTTGAATCTTGTATTATTGTGTATTGATATAATTTGATGTCTAATAATTCTGTTTCGATTTGAGTAAGTATATCTGCAGTGTGAAGCTGTTCTCTTTCTAATTTTCTTAATCTTTCATTTATGTTAATCATAAGATCGTCAGCTGTCAATTTGAGTACTCCAAACGTGACAATATCATAAGGCACTACTCCTTTAGTCGTCACTGATTGTATTATTAACCACTCGTCATTGTCTGTTATTGAATCTATAACCCGTACTTTTTTACCAGGTATTAAATCTTGCACGCCGTACACAATGCCTGTTACTTTTAAATCTAGACTTTTTCGCTCATCAACTATTTTTTTAACTAAATCAATCGCATCACTAACAGTTTTTACTTCTTTATGAATCTCGACAATCTCTTTTATTTTGTGCGTCGTTCCACTTGCAGAATCTCTTCCAGACACTTTGATCGGACTTTTATAAGAATAATCAACAGTGACTGATTCTCCTTTGCTTGGTGTGTACGTATCGCTCCACACTATCTTTTTATTGCTTTGGTCAATATAATAATCGTATGTAAGTGATGAATTCGGAACGCCTCCTGTTTTAATCAAACTCGCTACTGTGACTTTAATACTGACAGGAATTCTTGTGAGCGTTATCGATGTAGTATTATAACCCGTTGTTGTTCCTATAACTCCTTCTTCTGTAGTTTCTAATTCTTGCAAGTCACCTATTACAGTAACTTTATTTCCCATCTTTGTTTTATCTTTATTCCATGTTAAATGATTTACTAGTTCGGTACCGACGTTAAGTGATGAACTCACTGTAGTATTTCCTCTAGGCTCAAAATGTACTGTATCATCTGTAGGATCATAATAAAGAACCCAATTAAGAACTTTTCTTAAAGCATTAAGTCTGTCGAGCAAGAAGTCTGTATTCAAAACAAACTTATCACTGATAACGGCATCTCCACTATCCTCAACTGTTGCAGTCATGCTTCCATGCGTTTCTATAATATCTTCTGCTATACTACTGAGTTTTCCTGCTTGCGGATCTATGTTTTTGTCATAAGTATAAGTAGCTGTTAATCTGCTAAGATCGTAAAGTTTGTCTACCGCTTTTATTCTTGGTTCTGCGTAGTTATCATCATACGTGATAACACTACCCCTGAATAAATAAGTGTCTGCGGTTGTTGTGCCTCTTTTGACTATGACTTCTTGATCTTCATCTATATCAATCACAGTTCTTACTTTATAAATAAAATCAATATTTACTACACTCCACTGAGTATCCTTGCTAGTTTTTCTTGAGAATCCTGTAACGTACTCAGACACATCAATGCCTGCTATCGTGAATTGGTACACATAGTTTTCTTGAGAAAAAGTCATTATATTGATCCTCGTACTAAAAGTAGTTGATATGGAACTTCTCCTGGTCTGCTTTTAGTCCAGTCATATATGAACTTTTTAGGTTTAACTTCCCATATTAAAAGCCCATCATGGAACTCCGCCACCGGTACTCCGCCTTGAGCAATCCAGCTTCTATCCCCCCACTTTCTCATTTCGCTTACGAATGCAGTACACTGAGCTGTTGTACCAAAGTACGTTCCTGTGACTACAAAGTCTGTTTGTTTTCCTAAAAAATTAAGAGATATTGCAGAACCGCTTTCACTTCCCGGAACTTTTTTTGTTACTATTCCAAAATCACAATCAACATGATTAGTGTCCATTTTGTTTCTTGCTACTGTGTTCCATTCTGTGAACGTGTAATCATCAGAAAGTAATTGATAAGCTGTGGCCGTCATATATCGTTCGCCTCCGGTATTGCAGATAATGCTATGTTTCTTGTTGATTCACTCAGACCTTCTATGCCTTCTATAAAGCTAGTAGCATCTTCCCTACTTGATGATAATCCTTCCGCTTGTGCTTGCGCGCCTGCTCCTAACGGTCTTATCCTGTTAAGCGCTAGTGCTGCTTCTCTTGCACTTGCTGCCAAGTCTTGACACATACCTGCAGCTTCTCCTGCGGCCGCTCCTAAAAATATACTTTGTCTTTCAACAATTGCCAAACCTTTTGCTGTCTGCACCAATAATTGTGTTGTGTTCGGAAGATTATCTGCTAGGACTTTTACTTCTCCACTCATTTCTTGCTGGACTTGAACACTTTCTTTCGTAGCTTCTATTTGTTCTTCTGTTAGACTACCACTACCATCTCCGAAAATCCCGAAAATTGTTTCAATATCAGCTTTGATATCGTCAATGATTGGATCAACTGCATCTTTAATAGCTGATAGGTTTGCGTCTACAGTAGGAAATCCGGCGACAAGAGTTGTAAGAGCTGCAAGTCCTAGCGCCACTTGTGGAATGGCTAATGCTATTCCTGGTAGAAATCTAGAAATCGATATGTTTGCTTTATTCTTATTGTTTTTTTCTGTGATGTTTTCAGCTCCGCCTACTCCTGCGGCTTTTCCCTGGCTACTGCCTGTTGTTTTTAGTACTAGTTCAGCTTGAATTGTCGGACCTGGCATTTTATTTTCTCCTGGATTGCGTCATAATTCTTTTTTTCTATTTCTAAATTGTTAAGCTGTGTCCACACTTGCAAATCATAATATGACATGTTATTTAGTAACTTGTATTTTATGTTGTGAATACTAGTGTATGATCTTGTGTTAATAATGTCTATTAGTCGCGGGTCGTTTATCTCTTTTTGTTGAAAGACAAACGACTTTAACAGTTTTTTGTTGTTTCGTCGACAATAAGTATTTTCTCAGCGTTTTTCCTGATAGCTTCTCCTAGAGTCCAGGGTTTTAGTTTCATGAACTTCTCGAACGTGAAACCTTCTGGCCAGTTCGTTACGGTGAAGTAGGCTTGCCAATCTTCTTTGTCAATCATGTCTATTACGTTGACTGTTTTTCCTTTGATTTCTTTGGTCTTAATACTTTTTTTTATTGCTTCTCTGACTTTTCCGTATCCTGGATCTTCCTGGATGAGTTCTATCTCTTTTCCTTCTATTTTCGTTTTTGTTTTGAATTGCATGTTATCACCTGTTTTTATGATGTGTACCATCTGATTGGGACTTTGTCGCTTCCGTCGGTTAGACCTGCGAATCCTATGCCTGGTACTGTGACAAGTACTTTATCATTTCCTAGGTCTAGTGTGTGCGGCCATGTTGCGAAATAACAGTTTTCTAAATCTATACTTATAGTTCTGTCTCCGCTTGCCACACCTTCACTTATAATCCACTTAAGTGTTTGAGGTGTGGGATCTGTGGTTGCGATTAAGGGGCTGTTTTCTCCGATTGCGCCGAAGAATAATTCCATCAAGTCTATGCCTGAGTGTGTAGTTGCCGCGTCATTATAATCGTATATGAAAGTTATCGAAAAATTGTACCTTCGAGTTCCTAACGAAACATATGATGCGAATCTACTGTTAAATCCGTAGACTGGATTTGAGTTTTCGTTTATTACATTCCAAGTAAAACCTTGCAGGTCGATTACGTTACTGCTTCCGTCTTGTAATTCCATAGTGCTTATAGCCATTGGCTTCAGGGTTGGATTGGTGTACGTTAATTTGCTAGTGCTTTTTGTAATATTCTGACCGAAAAAACTGGATGTAAACGTCATGATGCTTCCTAGTGATCCTTCAAGACCTAGTTCTTTGAAGAACACTCCTGGTATGTTAAAAATACTGTGATTGCTTACGCCAACGTGGCCGACTTCAAGTTCGATTGTTTTAAGCCCGTTTGTGTAATCTAGAAGGTCTTGCTCAACTATTTCGTATGGACTCCCGCTTGTTCCGCTTCCTTGCACGTCTCCTATCGCGTACTGAAGTGGTGTGAAGTCTATTACTTCTCCGCTTATGTTTCCTGTTAGAGCAAACAGTCCTGGCTTCATTGTGGTGTAGTTTCTACCCTCTCCAAGACCTTGTCCGTATTGATGATTGTTCTCCATGACCAAGCTTAGCGTTGTGTTTTTCCCAATGTAATTGGTTCCTACAGGTGTAGCTCCAGCTCCGTAACTTGTTTCTTCATCATAAACTATATAGCATTTAGTTGGTGGAAATATTTCTCTTGTCATTTTCTACCTCTTTCACTTCGATGTTTTCAGGCTCTTCTGCCTTGAATCCTTTCTTTGTTTTTTTGTATTCGACTGCCATTTAGATTCCCTCTTTCCAATTATACATATAACATTTTATTACTATCATGTGCCTGAAAATTCCGAAGTCTTCTTCGAGCGGCATTGGTCTGTTGTCTAACAACCAGTTTTTCTCTAAATAAAGTCCTTTGAATGTGTCGTCTGTTTTCCAGTTGTTCTTTATTGCTTTTAATACTTCGCCGCCTAAGTATGTCACTTGTGGTTTGCCTTCAAGGTATTTGGTGTAAGTGCTTGTTATTGCTTCTCCGTCATGACTTGATACGTCTGTACTTGAAAAATTAAGGTTTCCTGTTGATTTACTGACTTCTACAATTCCTGCAGTTAAACTTCCAGGAGCTGTGAATAATGCATCGGTGTTCTTCAGAGTGACCGTTCCGTATGAAGTGCCATTGTGTTTTATGTTAGTCACTGCAGTTGGAATAAAATCGTAAGTAAACCTGTCACTGTTCACTGTGCTGCTCATAGTTCCCAACGCTTCTGCAGTTGTGGTGATTGTGAATCCTAAATCTTTTTTTGTGACGATGTCTAGTTGTAGAGTACAATTGTATTTAGTGTCATCGTCAGACATTCCTATAAATTCTCCTGGTCCGGAGAGTACTGTGATTCCTACTCGTGGGAAACTTGCGTCTCCTAGTCCTCTTGTTCTTGGAAAGTCAGTATATATCCATTGGCCGGATCTTGATCCGTTGATATCGGTTAGTCTATTACGTAAGAAATTCTTTAATATATCATCCGGTCCTATTTTTATCTTAGTCATTTTGTAGCCTGTCTTGGCAATGCAAAAAGCGGTTAGTCCTGTCTTGGACCCGCGTAGGAATATAACCCTGTCCAGTCCGTTTAAAAACTGGCAAGGGAACAGGTAATAACATGTATATAGTGTTAAGCATATCACGTATTTAAATAATATTTATTTAGCCGCCCAACGAATAGCAGTCTGCAAAACATCTTCCATCATGCTCTCATTGTAAAGAACTCTTCTTACTGGAGCATAAGGAGTCATACCATAATCTCTGATGTGTTTAGCAAGCCCGAAATAAGCCTGTTCTGGAATTCCTTTTCTTCGAGCCCAGTCTTTAAGTCCTGGAACAAGATCGAACTGTTTTTTTCCGTTCAGCGTTCCTAAATACTTCATAGGGTATTTTCTGCTAGGATTAACAGACAGACTTTCTCCGAACGGATCAGGTTTTACTGATATAGCACCTGCAGTTCCCCATTCAATATAAGCTGCGTGAGGTCTGTTAGAAAATATTATTAGTTTATTACCGTCGACACGATGTTCATAACTTCCCAAGAGTCCTCCTCCGGCTCCTTTATCCACGATTCTTAATTGTGTTATTTGTTCATCAATCGCGTTTGTAATACTAAAACCTAAAGCGTCAAGTAGTTTCTCCTGGAATTCATTCCAGTTTGTTATGTCGTACTTCTGACCTTCTACAGTAATAATCATTAAAGAAAACCTCTTGATTAATTTTATACTACAATGATATTATAGTATAAATTAGTATTATAGTATTCAATTGTTAGTACTTGTTAATTTTCGTTTGCATCTAAACTCGTAATGCGTAACGTCACCGCCGGCAATAGTTCCGCCAAGAGATGGTGATTTTATTCTTTCTATGATTTCCCACTGATCACTTCCGTCAATTATAAAGTCTTCAGCAACCGGCAACGTGCTTAGTGCGTCGTGTGCCATGTAAACAACTGCGTCTCCTACATTCACGATTCCTGTGCTGATATACTTTCTGCTTAAGTCTGGCCCGCTTTGTAAGTCTCCAGTGAATACCGTGTCAGTATTAGAAATTGCTGATAATTGACCATCGTCGTCAAGCGCTCTCGTGACCTTTCTGTGAGTCATTGGATGACCGAAAACATTATTTATCATTTCTTTAGTTTTCTGCCTGTTTATTCGAGCATGCTTGCTCACGTTTACCATTACCATTTTTATGCAATGCTCGCTCTTCTTCCTATGCTATCTAGAATTGCATTGATTTTTTTGCGGAATTCTATCATTACTCTTTCAATATTTACATAAACTTCTCCAATCGTAACAGCTTTAGATCCTAGAGTATAACTTGTTGCGTCATCATAACTTCCGCCTGATAACACGATGTATGCCTGAACTGCAGAATATAAAACACTAAGTTCTTCAATGTTCTTAGGAGTAGTTGAGTGCCCTGCATTATAATCTACTCTTATGTTTTTTACTCCGTTCGGAATTTGTGCGTCTGTAAAAGTAAGTTCTCCCCATGTTCTGAACTGTATTTGTCTTTGTTCTAGGACTGTGTTGACACTGTCTTTTATGCTGAACGTTCCTGCTTGTGGTGGTGTGCTATAACTTCCTGCAGTGATCCTTCCTCTCACCCAGTATAGTATTTGGGCGTTGACAGAGTTCTGTTCCCACCCAGACGGGTACGTCCACGTAAACTTTCCACTTGCTTCAAATGTGCTACTTCCAGTATCTGTTTCTGTAGTTGATAATGCAGTCCAACTACTTCCATTATAGTATTCCCAAGTGATTGCTAAACTTCCTGCATCAACTCCCAACGTACCAAGATTAGTATCTAGTCCTAAGAACACATGACTGCTTCCTAAATAAACCATATCTCCTGCAGCAGGTGTGCTTGCAAAAAGAACGAACGGTGATTGAGTGCTGCCATTGATTTCTGTGGTTTTATCAGTGTAACTTCCATCGGTAGCGTCATAATTATAAAATTTATAAACTTCTTGTGGATTGTTCAAAAAGAACACGTTGTTTATTTTTATTATAGGACTCTGATCAAGAACTATATTGTCTGGTGCGTCATAGTCAGCCTGGTACGGGTAGTCTGTTGTTGGGTAGTTTGAGCTTGCATGCCCGTCATAATATTGAATGTAATTCGTGTTTGATCCCCAGGTTCTTTCCGTGTCACGATCTATTTCTTCATCTGCACGTTCTAAGAACTCTGTTATTTGTGTGTCACTGAAGTTTTCGCTGTACCAATAAGTTCCGTACAGAATATTTGTGCTTAAAGCTGTTTTTCCAGCTGTTGTTAGAAGGATCCTTCCGCTTTCTTTATCAAGCGTGTAATGTGTAGTTTCAGTTAATGCAGTAAAGTCATTACTGCTTGCGGCTGCATAACTTAGAACGTAACTTCCGGCGGTTATTCTTCTGTTATCCAAGTCAAAACTAGTTACCGTATTATCGCCGGTTCCTATGTTCTCGTCGACAACTCTAGTACCAATTCCGCTTCCTCGAATAAACTGAAGGTTTGTTGCATAACTCATTTTCCTATTAGTCCTCTTATCCAGTCAAAAAACTTAAAGGCCATTAAACCAACAGTAGTGCACACAAACGCCACTGCTCCAATGACGCCCAGTGATTTCTGTCGGAACGCAGTATTTTCTTTACATTCTTTGAGCAGCGGTTTAAACTGATCATCTTTAAAATCCTTGAAGTCTTCATGCAAGTTCTTGATCTGTTCACTTAACACTGCTGTTGTTACGCGAGCCATCTTTATGCAGCATATATCATGACAGCTTTGTACACGTCGCCGCCGCCTTGCGTGACTTTTTTGATGTCAAGATAGTATATTGTCTTTCCATTGTCTATGGTTTCCATCTTGGTTTCAACAGCTGCTGTTACCACGGCGAGAGTTCCTTGATCAGAAATCCAATCAGTTACTGCAAAATTAGTCATTAAACATCAACCCCATTTAGTTTTTTAAGTAAGAGATTGCACCTGTCATCCTCTTTTTTTGGAATGTCTTTTTTTGCCACTCCTAACTCTTTAAGCATCTTAAGCTGTGGTTTGTATTTCAAAGCTTTCAAACTTTTGAACGTATGCTTTTCTGGTTGTGCTGTTGGAGTTACAGGTTCTTCAGGCTCTGAAACTTTCGGAGCTTCTACAATCTTCTCCTCGACGCATTCTGATTCGACAAGCACTCCGCCTTGTTCGATTACTTGATCATGAAATTTATTTGGAACTACATCACCTTCTTTGTAAGTATGCCAATTCCAATTATGATTATTGTTATCCGCATGAGACACGAATTCTCTGCAACTAACAGTTTTACCTTTGACTATTTTTGTCATGATAATCCCTCCTTAATTATTGAAAAAATAAAGAAAAAAAAATTAATGCTTTTAAGCATTAGGGTCAACTTGGAATGGTGCTGTTCCGTTTCCGTAAGTTCCGTTGTTCACTACGCCTGCGTCAGACTTGTCCTGAGTTATGTTCAAGTTACAATTTGTGACAACATTGTTTGCTATTAACAAAGTTCCATCTGTTGGCTCTGTTGAAGCAATTTTGATTCCTGTATCTGTTGAATTGCTTCCTATGATCATATTACCATACGCCATATTGTCAGGTCTGTTACCTGCAGTCTGCTTAAAATCTATACCTACACTTCCAGCAGTAACCCAAATCATGTTATGTCTATAAACAGCTCTTGTCGCATTAGAATCTATTGCTTCTGCGCTAAAACTTCTAAATAGACAATGCTCAACAGTCAAATCTGGAGTGTCATTTGTAGTATCACATGTGATTCCACTACCTGTTTTACTATAACCGTCGAACCTACAATGTGCAATATAACATTTGTAAGATACTGTTGTCGCAGATAAAACTATACAATCACCGTTGCCTCCAACTGTTGAAAAGCCAAGACCTGTAATTGAAACATTATTTGCGTCAATATTCATGAGGTTCATTGCTCCATCTGAATATACTAATGCTTTATAATCATTGCATGAACGATTTGGACCGATTATTGTAAGCCCGCTTTGTGTTACTGCAAGCGCTGCAGAAATTTCGTAATCTCCAGGTGCAACGTATATTATGTCGTCATCTCCTGCTGCCGCGATTGCTGCCGCGATTGTTAAAAATGCGCCGTTCCATGTTCTTCCATTGCCTGCTACTGCGTTAGCTTTTCCGCTATCAACGTACCAGATTTCTGAATCTCTTATGACTTGAACTCCAATTCCCGAAGCTCCTTGTCTGAAAGTGCATTGTTTTTTGAAATCAAATTCTCTTGTTTCCGTTTGTGGTATTCCGAATGGCATTTTGTAGTTCCTCCGCTCTTTGAGCGTTCAGTTATTTCTTAAAAAAGAATAAAAAAAATTATGGGGTCGTGTAATCTTACACGAACACTCCAGGATCTGCTCTTCCAGCTAGTTCCACCACTCTAGTAGAGTTAGCGTTAGCACTCTGAAGAGTGATAGTACAAACACCTGCTGTCACAGAACATGTTGCTATATCTGTTACGATAACGCTTCCGTCTGTAGTATGCACCCAGCTTCGTATGGTCAACAGCCCTGTGGCTGAAATTCCATAATCTGCAAGAGTTAAATCATAGGTGTCGTTCTCATCAGTCGTGTTAGGAAATAGAAGTACTACTTTCTTCAAGTCCGCATTCGGAACTGTCTCCCACTGTTTGAGAATGGTTGTTGCAGTCATTTAAACGAACACCCCAGGGTCGCCTCTTCCGCAAATCTCGATTACTCGAGAATCGTTGTCTGTTCCGGCTGCTATCGTAACTGTCAGAACTCCTGCGCTTACTGCGCAAGTGTTTAGTTCAGTTGTGATTATGCTGGCGTCGGCTGTATGAACCCAACTCTCGACCCATAACAAACCAGTAGCTGATATGCCGTAGTCCGCAAGAGTGATTTCTATTGTGTTCGTAGCGTCTGTGGTGTTAGGGAGCAAAAAAGTTGCTCTTTTTAAATCACAGTTAGGACCTATTTCCCATGCTTTCAATAATGTTGTTGCAGTCATTTTTCAGTACCTCTACGCAAGTCCGTAGCGCATAACACATGCAGCTTCGAAATTAACTACTAGTGAACCGTACCATTTGATGTAATACTTATCACTATCGTTGACTTTTGCAAGCTCTTGGTACGTGTAGTCCATAAGCACTGACAGGAATACATACCTAGTATCTAAGTAAATAACCCTTCTAGACGCTGCAGTTGTTGGCATGTAACGATCTTTAATCCATAGCACACCATCGAACACGAATGCGTCTGGAATTCCGAAGTCCATTGTGCCACTTGGCTTTTCAATGTTCTTCTGATAATCCATTAACAATCCTTTCATGTACCCGTAAGTACGTCCGTCGGTTACTACTAAGTCAATGAGTCCGTTAGCTTCAAAACTATCGTTGATATCATCTCTGACGTCCTGAAGTTCAATTTCAGCACCGCTTGAGTCTGTAGTGTTTGTTGAAACAAGCTGAATCAATCCTTGGAATCCATTCGCATTAGTCGAAGTGTTTCCATTGATTATTTCGTTCTCAAGAGTTTCATTCATACTAGCTGTTTTGACACGAAGGTCTTCTGCAAACAAGTTTATGAAACTTGCTGCGCCTGCTTGGGCTGGACCTAAAACTCTACCTACAGCGTACAAATACTTCATCGCAACTGTTGCGTTGCTTCGAGTGTCTACCTGATCTGCTAGTGGCGCGTCTGCTCCTAAAAATGCAGCGCCTGCTTTTGCACTTATCAAGTTGTACACGTATTGTAAACTTCGTGATGCTCTTCGAGTAAGGAGTCTTAGAAGTGGTGTTGCTCTAACTGTCCTATCCACGACTGTTGGATCAACAAAAGGTGGTATAAGACTTGCAGTTCCCGTAAAGGATCCGCCTGCTTCAACTCCCATAGATGGAGCTTTGGTATTCATGCTTGCGAACTTTCCGCTTGCAGCTAGCTTGATTCCAATATCCTGAAGTGACTTGTCACAGGCTTCTTTTCCGCCGCCTAAATACTTGCACATTCCTGGATAATAGATTTGTTTATGAGCGACACCTGCTGTTCCCCATACTTTTTCTGCGTTGGCCATAGCTTCATACTCGCTCATGTCATTGTTTCCGAATCCGGTTTCAGTCATTTTAGTTGACCTCCTTTTTTTGGCTCGTCTGAGGCGCGAACTTTGCGTTCAGTGAACTCTCGATTGTTGGTGCTTCAGGCATAGCAGTTCCGGCTTGTTTTCCGCTTGCTGCTCCTTCTTCCTGAGCTGGTAAGTTGACGGGCGTTTTAATTGCCTTATCAAGCTTTTCTCCGATATCTTTAACGCTTTTGGTTAGTGTTTCCACTGACGTCTTTTGCGCTTCTAATTCGGTTTTGAGATTAGCATTTTCTGTTTTAAGTGCTTTCTCAGTTTCTGAGTCTCCTTTAGGTGCAGCATCGCCTTCTGGCTTAGGAGGATCCTGAGCTGGAGGTTGTGCTGGAGGAGTATCGTTATTATCTTCTGGCATTTTAGTACCCTCCTTATTTGGTGTATTCCCAGCGCTTTCGTCTGGGTCGAAATTGAATTGTTTAGCAACAGTACCATAATTAGCATTTCTGTTACTTTGAACAGGAACAAAACTGGCTTCGACAAGTTCAGCTTCAATCCATTCCCTACGGCAACCTTTTTCTTTATCAGGATCTAGTTCACGAGTTGCTTTCACAAGAGCCCCTATACTAATTCCAGGGTTAAGTCCCATATCTACCGCTTCTTGAATCTGCTTCTCTATTTGAGATGCTAAAGGACTAGCTGCAGCACTGAAGAATATTGGTTCAGCAGATAATGCTGATTTACTTCCTTTTTCTATAAGTTTAAAACTCTTCCATCCACCAATGAAATTTTCCATTGCATTCCAATGATTTGCTAGCATCGGCAAGCTTTTTGTTTTAGCCCATTTTTTAATAAGCTCTTTGCTCATACGTTCATTATCACGATCGATACTAGTATCGCTTAGAATACCGACGGTTCTTCCATCTTTTGCCTTTGTAAGTGGCATCCATAACTTAACTAGTTTTTCAGAATTTGTGGGATTTGTTTCTGTCATAAAAAAGTAATAGGCAGTTCTCGTATTTAAATAATATTTATTCAGGCACGAATTTGATAGTGCTTCTGCAATTAGGAAGCGCAGGAGGATGATCATATTTTTTACCTGTTAGAGGATCAACAAAGTATTCGTAAAGCCCGACTTTTTGTCCGTCCAATCTCCTGCACGGGTCCGAAGTTACTCCATCAAGATGAGAAATCCACTCTTTCTTTCCGTCTAACTTACTTTCTTTGTATGCTTCGAGCTTACCTGAATTCTGAAACCGATTACTTTCGCTTCTCGCTATTTTCATGCTTCGGCCTTCAGTCACTTTACCGTTGACCTTGCCACCAGAATACTGTGTCATCTTGTCTTTAATATCAGTACTTAATTCACTCATGCTTTTCCTGTCAGCTATTCCGTCGCGCACTATTCCGCTGATATCATCTTGCACGTCATTGGCCACGCCTTTGATACCTTCCCATCTGATTCCGTCTTCAAGAGTGAACCCGTCTAATTGTCTTCTGGTCATATTATCTATTTTGTCGTCGAAGTTAGGATTAAGGTCTATGTTGATTTCTAGTTCTTCCTCTGCTTCTTCCCAGCCATCCATTACCTTAATCTTAACTATTCGCTTTATAGCTTCATAAAATCCTGCAGTGTTCACGACATTAAACATCCTACTAAAAAACTCTCCTAGTGTCTTTTCAGTCGCTGGCACTTCATCTTTAAGAGTTTGCTCAGCATACTTGAGAATTTCTTTTTCCCAGTGCTCGAACACTTTTGTTAAGAAAACGTCATACTCTTTAGCATCACTTTTGAAAATAGGATCAGGAGCGCTCTTATAACTTTTTTGTGTGTCATCTGAAATTTCTGTTTCTTGTTTTTTCTTGAGAGGCATGGCAAGTCTCAGCACGGTATTCTTAAAATCATTTATTGGATCAGGACTGTCGTATGTTTCCCCGAATTCTTTTTTGTCTTTATCTTTGTCGTCGTCTTTCTTATCAGGTTTATCACCAGGCTTGAGTTCGTTTCCTTGGTCAATCCGGTCAGCCATCCTGTCCTGCATAGTAAGACTCATAGGCTGATCTCCCCACTCAACAGGATCTTTCCCTTCCATTTTAAGAACTTGATTAATAGTATACACGTTACGATCTAACTTGTTCATGGTCTGTTCATGCGCTAATTTCAGAGCCGTATCGTCAGTAATATTAAACTTAAACTTAATATTATCATGACCTACAAGCTCAGGAATGATTTCCCGATTTATTTTCTGAGCTATTCCTCTATTAAGCAACGGCTTAAGAGCGTTTCTTAAAGTAGTTCGTTCTTGTCCTTCTTGAGTGTCTGTGTTGCTGTTCTCATAAAAACCTACTTCTTGCGGGCTGAAACCAAACACACCAAACACTTGATGGAAATACCATCTTTGCCCTTCTAACCATTCCATATCCCGATTGTTCTGACTAAGAATTTTTACGTCAACACCTGGAGTATTATGAAACATAAGCCGATGAGGTTTCCCTCTTTGTTTTTGTTGCCACTCAGCACGATACCTACTCATCTGATCTTTTTCCATCGGCACAGTAACAATTGCTTGAGGCACCGCATTATTAATAAAAAAGTCTTTGTTGTACCTATTGCTTTGAATCATGATCTCTACTTCTTGCTGGATGCTTTGCATCGGACTCCAACCATAAGGAAAAGTTTCTGTTGTTCTCTTCATCTGACCATATATTATGTCTTCTTTCGCAAAGAATTTAGGCATGCTAGCAGGATACTTGTAACTGTACTGAAAATATCCTTCTATCAAAGCGTTTTCTGTGAGCTTGATCATAAACCTGCTTCCATCATAAACAAATAATTGGACGAGTTCACCGAACGCATTTCTTCCTTTGAATATGCTTCCTGCATCTACTTCAATCAAGTCTACGAGGTATGGCCCCCACACGTCCCAGAACCCATCTCCGTTCTGGTTCGGGTACTCAAGAAGTTGTCTTACTTTTTCTTTGTCCTCATCGTAGTTAGTCTCGTCATCATCGTTAGAATTAATTATGTCCCAGTCTATTGCTGATGCTTGTTTCAGAATAGCATTTTCTATCATTTGAACCCAGCCACTTTTCGCGTAGGATCTTAATTCTGTGACGTTTACGTTTCTAGGAGTTCCTAGTTGTGACGTCCAGAACCAGTTCGGCAGTAATGGCATTGATTCGGGATCGACTGCAGTGTCGGTTCCAAATGCTCTTACTTCTTTAACGCTTACTGGTGCAAGAAGTGTGTTTAGTCCTTTTATGATTCCCATGAGAGTGAAAGTGAAGGCTGATCAGCCAAACTTTGGCAGTGAATAAAATTAAGTAGACAGTATTGGTATTTAAATAATATTTATTTTAAGCGTTTGATTGCTAGTCTTGCTATGAGTTCTGCTACTTGTGGGACGACTGCGTTTCCAAGGCATTTAATTCTGTCCATCCTATTGGGAATCCCATTCCGTATCGTACCCGATCTCGGCCAAGCTTCCAAGTACGGTATCCAATCCCCTGTTTCTGAGCGCAGCCACGTTTTCCAAGACTGCGAGCTCTGGTCGTACCAAGCGAATGGTTTCAAGCATTTTAAAGAACAGTCCGCTTCGTTCTCCAGTAATGCCTTTTCTTTTTCCAGCATTCGAAATGTCTTGACAGGGGAAACCACCTGTGATAACGCTGCATTCAATTGCTCTATGTCCGTCCATTGTTCAGCCCTCCGAAAATGTTTTCTTAATATCTTTCTAGCATACGAGTCCTTTTCGCACACTACTTCTGTCTTGAAATGTTTTGTTCTTTCAAAACCTAGTTCGATGCCGCCTATTCCAGAAAACAGGCTGAGTACTTTACGTTTTTTTATCCGAAGAACCATGCTGCCTCGTTATTCACTTCCCAAGTAAAATAATTAAGCGCATCAGCAAAATCAGGACTCTTATCAGGATCTATAATCTTCCATTTACTATTCATCACATTCTTGTCTTTCTTCATGCTAAGCAACTCACTCTTAAGTTTTTTGTGATTAGGAATATCAATCATTCCAGTTCTCATTAACTCTGCATTCCTAAAAAACTGTTCTGCTTTACGATTAGCAAACCTGTTCTTGCTACTAGTCGGCAAGTTATCTGTGTATTTGCTAATACCTTTTGCGCCTTCTCCATAAAGACATGTTATTATCACAACTCTAGGGTTTCCAGCGAACACTTGTCTCAAACGACTTATGATCCCGCTTCCGCCGCCGCCGCCGCCGCCGTCTACTTTAAGGAATATTCTTCCAGAAGGAGTAAGATCAGGCTCTGCTTTTAACGCTCGCTGAACTAAATTATCTGCCACATCCATCGGATCACTTTTAGGCTCAAAATAAATATCGTTTACCAACCAGCCTTCCTCATCAGTAAAACCTTGCATTATAACCGTCAAGTCTCTACCTTGTTCTGCAGGATCACAACTGATTACAACATCACGCACTGGATTAAGCTTATTTTCTATCGCTCCCTGGATCCAGGCATAACTGTACAAACTATCTTCTGCTTCTAAAGGAAACTCGCTTCGGTACAACACAGTAAAATCTAAACTATCTTCTCCTCCTAATTCTTCTCTCATCTCGTCTATAAAAGCATTTGTTGTTCTGCCTTCTTGAATAGCTGTTTTGTACCCTACATGTATCGTAATAAACCTGCCGCTCACGTAATGCTCGTAGTACTTACAGTCCATAGTCCACGGATTACTAAGTTCGATTAAAATAGCGTTTTCAGGATCATCTCCAAGCATCCTCATGATTTTCGCGTAAGCTTCCTTGCTAATAAGTGCTGCCTCGTCTATAATAATCAGGTCAGCTCCGAACCCCATAAGTCTGTTTGCTTCACCATGCGCGCTAACAGTTCTTAATTCACAACCGTTCTTAAACGTCCATCTTTTACGCGATGTTTCTCTTTTCAGTCGTTCTATACCCTGAGTCATGTCTAACTCAACAAGCTCCGCAAGCACCGGACACATAATAAGAATTTCAGCAATATAATTTCTTATGATACTAGACTGATCACCAGTCGGAGCAATAATAGCTATTTTTTTCTTTTCATGAAATAAAATGTACAACGCAACTCCCATCGCAACACACGCACTTTTCCCCCATCTCGTCATAGCGTTAATACAAGCTCTGGGGTGTTCAGCATATGCTATCAGTCGAACTATTCTTTCCTGGGTCTTCGTAAGATGTTGTGCTGCAGGATACTCTGGAAAGTAATACTTACAAATAACTCGAATATTCTTAGTCTGCACATAATGATCAATATTCATGCAGCCTTCTTGGCTGTTTGTCCTGCGTATTTTTCCCACCTGTTTATAATAATCTGACAATAAACAGGATCTAATTCCATCATGAAACATTTCCTGCCAAGTTGTTCACAAGCAATCAAAGTACTACCTGATCCTCCAAACAAATCAAGAACCGTATCATCTTTTTTAGAACTATCTTCCACAGCTTGAAAGCATAACTTAACAGGCTTCATAGTAGGATGTTCTACATTAGATTCTCTTGGAATGTTCCACACATCTCCTCTCAATGTTTTTTCTCCTCCGAATTCACCAAAGTAAATCATGAATTCGTGCTGTTTGAAATACTTATCAAGATTCTGAACTCCTCGATCCTTATCCCACACTATACATGCTTTAGGAGTGAACCCTTTTTCGACTAGTGCATTAAAGAAATCATTGTAGGACTTCCAATTGCAACATACATATCCGCGTTTGGTATCTAATTGCGAGAATGCTTTTCCTAAGAAAATCTTAAAATCTTTGATGTTATCGTTTTTTATTGGTTTATGTGTGCCTTTCATATCTTTATAGTTTATGTTATACGGAGGCTCTGTGAATAACATATCCGCTTTTTTTCCGTTCATAAGTTGTTTGACATGTATTCTGTCTGTGGCGTCTCCGCACATTAGACTGTGGTTTCCCAGCACGTACACGTCACCTACTTTAATTTTAGTTAAGCTTTTGACACGCTCATACGCACCAACAGTAATAATTTCCTCTTCTTCTTTAGGAGGATCAATATTTTTAACAAGCAAATCTTCGTAATCAACAGCTTGCGGGAGTAGTTCTTTGAATGTTTCGAACCCTCCTGCTTCCATTATAGCTTCGAATTCTGAAATGTCTTTTTTCTCGTCGTGTTCTCCTCGTAGTTTGTTCATTACTTGTCTTAGGATCCGCCTGTCTACTTCTTCTAACGGAAGTCTTAGTACAGGGACGTTTCCCATGCCTAACTCTCTAGCGGCTAATAACCTGTGATACCCGTCTGCAACTACTAAGTCTTTGTTTGTTATGATAGGAACTAAAAACCCGTACTTACTTATGTTCTTTTTCAGGCTTTCCATGCTTTCAGCACTCATGACATTCGGATTGTTCTCGTCATGTATGATACTTCCTGTACTAATCATTTCTTGTTTTGGAATCTTTATTGTCATCTTTTCCTCCTGGATATCTTAATTCAGTATAATCAAGTTGGCCTGGCTTGTTAAAAGGACAACCAGGATAATTAGCGTCAAGCTGTTCTCGATAATTGCACACGGTTTCATCATTCAATATCGTGCCTATTCTTTTTTTGAAAATCCTACAAAGAGTATTACCACTTTTGAGAGTTACTAAGTGCTTGCATTTCTTGTCAGTGATCCTGCCGTTAATTATAAGTCTACAACACTTCCCGCATCTGTTGCATGCAGTCATAGTTTCAACCCTCGTTTCATTGAATTTCTTTTGTACGTATTAATAATTGCTACTCTCATATCTTGTATGAATCCACCGCAGCTTCTACAATACTTTGCTTGTGATGACCTTGTCGCGTTTGTTTTACAACACACACAAACTTTCATACTTCGCCACCTAGCTTAATCATTAATAATTTACGTTTTGCTTCTCGCTTGTTGAGTTCTTTGAGCACGTACCAGGCCGCCTCGAAGTCGTCTGGTTCTGGTTTTGTCATGTTCATAAAATTACTAAAACACTCACTAAGAACTGCAGTCGTTAATTTCTTCACCGGATTATGAACGAAATTCTTTAATCGACTCCACCGTCCTGCCTTGTACCTTTTCAACAAATCAATATTCATTGTTTATCCTCCAAGCTTCCAAAGCCTTTTCAGGCCAGCCAACCGGAATAACAGTAACTTCATCAACATTCTTAAAACGCTCAGCACGTTTAGGATCCGTTTCGACCTCAATCTCTTCACCAGTAGTTAGATCAACAATATCTACTCTTCGCTTGTTATCAACACGAATCGCTTCAGTGATAAACCTGTGTCCTTCACTTTCTAAATAACGACAAATAGCTTCTTTAGCAATAGCATGTTCTTTGCTCTCGCTTCCAACATGCACAACTCCTGGAGTTCGTCTATGATTATTACCTTTCGGACTACCATACTCTCTGCTGTTGTTGATCTCTCGAATAGTCAAATCACTCATTTTTTCCTCCATTCAATCATTAACCCGTCAATAAACTTAGAAATATCTGTCAAGCATCCTTTACTAAATTTTAGTTCACACGCTCTGCTTGGAGTAAACACGTATTGTCTCCACGCACCACTCCAGTCAATACACCCAAGAAACACGTCTGATTTGTTTCTTATTTCGAATACTTTGGTCTTGCGTTGAACGTCAAGTTGATTAAATTCTAAATACTTACTCATCTTGTTTTCCTCCACACCGAGTACACCTGCCAAACCTAAACCAACAACCTAATAATCTACATTGCCAGGTCATTCTTTATGATACGCGTACCTAGGCCGTACGTTTCTCCTTTTCCCAATAAAAACTTTCTTAATCCTGATTTCTTTAGGTTTATTATAACTAAGTTTAAACAAACCACTTATTGCTGAATGAGTTCTGCCTATGCCTCTAGCTAACTCACAAGTAGTAAACCATTTGTCAGGATTCTTTTTCAAAAAATCAAACACCTCATCCATAGTCATCATTCAACCCCCATTGATGCACAACTATTAAAACATCTTTCCTTAACAGCATCAGTTAATTGAATGTCTTTAACATCATCTCTGTAGCATTCAATATTTGAATCCATTATACTAAGGACGCAATCGTTCATGTCAGCACAGTAATCAATACATTCTTCAAAATCTGTACATCCTGTTAAGCTTAATAACAAAATAAATAGTCCGATTAATATTATTTTTTTCATCTTTCATCTCCAAGCGCGTATGCTATCTTACTTTGCCAGTCCCGACTCAAGTCTACCTTGTTCGGGTTATTACTCAACGCCCACTCAAGATTCGTCGCGTCACTAATAATTTCGTACCCAACACTATTTTTTACCCAACCATCACTGCAGTACTTGTAATCTTTAAAATAAAGATGCCAGCAGTCAATGGACTCAACTGCTGGCGCAAGGTTAGACATGTAGGAAGCATTATGTTTTATAGTAACTAATCGTTTCTCACTACACACGTGACCTTCCGGACACTCAAACGCATTCGCGCTCTGAGCTGATAATAACAACGCTGCCAAACACATAATCAACACAATAAGAAATATTATTACGTTGCCTTTATATTTCAGAACGTATTTCCACTCTTCTTTTAATTTCATTCTTCCACCCCGTTTTTTATCCTGTTAAAAGTCTGTTCAGTCTTCTCAATAGTTTCAGCCTTAACCTCAATATAAGTGCTCTCTAATTCCATACCACTTGGACTTATAATCTTCTTGCTTAATATTATTCTTGGCAAGTCCTGATGGTACACGACATCATTCCGCACTGGTTTTGTATCTGGCTTTATTCCAGTCATAATCCCAACTCCTTAATCAATTCCTCTCTAAGACAACAATACTCTTTACCATCGCTTATTATTTTATGCACATTAATATCACACAGAATTTTATTTACTGACTCTTTGACTTTTTGCTTGAACAACCCATGTTCAATTATTTTATCACACATCTTCTGTTCTATTTCTTCAGGTGTAGATTTCCTAATCACTAGTCTTGGTTTCATATCCTTAATAAGTGTCCTTTCAGTAAACACATAAGGATCTATACAACTACTTGTTAGTACCTCGCATTTAATGCCTTCTAGTCTGACGTATCCATTTCGCTTAACTTCATTTCTAATTATTTTTCTTCCGTGTTCGCTAACATTAGACAAGAAAGCTTCGAACAACACGTTGTTTATTACGGCCCTAGTAACTATGTTGCCTTCTGAAAACACTTGGTTTAATTTGGTTCTGAACTCTGCTATCGTAAACACGTGCTTGCAATCTAGCATTATGTTAAGATTGGTTTTAGACACACGTCTCCGTTGTGCTCTTTCTATAAATACAGGATCAGATACTGGTGCATCCCAATCACTCATATCAGGTTTGATACGATCTGCTTCTGGCATTTTCGTGTGCTTCTCGATACGATCCAGGCGTTGCTTGACTTCCACGATCGAACTCTTAAGAATATCTAACGTACCATACACATGTTTCAAATCCTGTTTATAAGTTTTTTCGTCCATTGTAAAAATCCTCCCGTTTTTTTTTAATCTGTCTCGGCCTTTTTGTTTTCACACACCAAGTCTTGTAAAAAATTCATTCAATAATTTTGTATTTATCTTTAATATTACACGCAACATAACTCCCTTTCGAAGGCGCTAAATTCATATCCTCAAAAACATTACTTGGCACGCCAGCATAATCATAAACTTTTCCGGTCTTAAACTCAACACTCAACACCAATTTAGTTTTATCATACTTATATCTTACGACGTTTGAGCTCTCAGGAGTATCAATCCAATCTTCCTCAAGTTCTTCAGGCTCGATTTCTTCAGGCTCGCCTTCATCCAGATCTTCCACACCAGTTCCTTGCGAGTCCAAATCCCGAACAATCCTAGCCAAACGCTCCGCCTCACTCTCCCCGCCAGCAACCTCCAACTTCTGAGCAACAACAGCCTTATAACCCCAACGCTCAGCAAAATCAGTATGTTTACTAACCGTATCATTATACGCCTTCAACATCGTAGCAAACGTCTTAATATCATCATTCTTCGGAACACCACCCTTAGGCATGTTCTGAATCCGATTAGCAATTCTCCGCACAGCATTATGAGCTAATCTCAAATTAGCCTCCATCTGATTCTTAACACTCTTACCAATCGACTTAATATCAACCGCGCCTATTTCACGCTCCGCTTTCACTTTCCAGTTCAAAACAGTCCTGTGGGGCGTACGCCACTTATCAGCAAGCTCTTTACAATTAAGACTCCAGGCCCCAAACTCCTTAACAAGGTCTAAAACCGTCAAGTACAATTCCTTTCTTCTCTTTCTTTCATCAGGTGTCAACGCCATTATTTATTCCTCAGACATTCTCTATGCTTCTTGTTAATCGTGTCAAGAAATTTACATATTTCTTTTAAACATCCTTTACTGAATTGCATGCAGTCTTCTGGTTGTAGAACGTATTGTCGCCATGCACCACTCCATTTGATTGTTGCCAGTAGATCTGCTAATCCTGTGTAATCGTCTTTTCTGATTGCGTATACGTTGGTTTTTCTTTTTGGTGCGTGGCATTGGTTGATGTAGACGTGGCTACTCTTGCTCTTGTATATCGTGATGTTTTTTATGAATACCATTTTATTTCATCTTGTCGAATGCTTGTGACATTGGACTATCTTTATCATAATCTGGATGGTGTTTCCAAATTTCTTTATGTAATCCATCATTCCCACCTTCCATCATAAAAGTTTCCACTTTGTACTATTCCATCCAGTTCTTTTCAATGACTTCTTTATTTCAATATCATCATCAAGAGAGTATCTCGCTCCACAACTAGTACATTTCAAACCCATAACTCTATTGTTATCCATTTCAATCACTGCGGTGAAGCATGAGCCTTTACAATATGGGTTTTTACATTTCATTTGTGGTACTTCCTTCGTAAAAGTTAGTATTTGTTTCTTTCCATCGCATCTGCTAATCTTACTAAATCTTCGCAAAGACGCGTTATTACTTTTTTATCTGGATTAAGTTTAGCCCTTTCTTCTCTAAGAGTCTCTGCTG